ATAATATAATGTGTATTTACAAGTATCAATTTTTCACAGAAATAGGGCGCAATTTTATGCAAATATCCAAATAAATCTGAATAAATCTTGCATTATTTTATGCGCTATTTCTATATAGAAAATATAATAAGAATTAGCGCAGATTTTTCAGATTTATTTTAATAGCGGCGATTTTTTCCAGATTTAATCTAAATCGTATACCGATCGGTATACGATTTAGATTAAATCTCAGATTTCGCCCGTAAAAAATAAAATTAATCTTATTTTACGACATAATTTAAATACAAGAAATAGCGCATAAAATGATATAAAATATATAAATAAATATCGGATTTATCCAGATATATTTAAAAAATCTCAGAAATAGCGCACAAATTTATTTTTTTGTTTTAGCACTTATCAGATGATCCAATTTGGTTTTTATCCATTTTGTAAAATCTGATTCTTTAACATCTGAATCCGCGCCACATGCAGCACAACGATGATGAAGTACCTTGTTTTTATAGCGCAATGCTGTTTCTGGTAGAGCACACTCAGGGCAGAGAACAATTTCTTCAATAAATTCATAAATTGACTTGCGTAGCCCTTCTGACGATGGATGACCTTGTATGTATACAAGGTCGTCTTTTTCAAAGGATGGTGATCCAGCTTTTTTTGCGATGTAGTGTAAAAGCCAGTCAGCAGGGCGTTCTATGGCAGTTGCGATTTCAGCAATATTTACAAGCTGGGTTCGGCTTTTTTCAGATTTTAGACTGAGGACTGGCATTTGATAGCGATATGATGGATCATCAATGGGTGTTATGCCACGAATAGGTTCCATTTTAAATGCAGCAAATAAGTGTATTCATTTAAAATCTGTATGAGTGTAATAAATAAAAAACATATGTATCATTTTTTATCAATGAAAAAAAATCTCAGAAATACCGCACAAATTTATTTTACGACATCTTTCAACTCAAAGATTTTATCCACACGACCATCTCGAAGATAAGATGGATCAAGCTCATCGCAAATAATTTTGCGAGATATATTACTTGTAAGAATAAGTACTGTGTGCGGATACAGTCCAAGATTGAACTCATCTAACATACGATTCCAACCTGGTTTATCTGGAACAGAGATTGGATTAATTCTATCTCGCGGAATTCCTTTGTGAATTTCACGAAGTGCAGTATCCACCTCATCAAAGACAATTACAAGAGGTTTTTCGGCAGTAGGTTCCGCTTTATCCCACAACCAGGCGATTGTGTCACCTGGTTGCCATGGTCTGAGTGTATTGCAGTAGCTACCATGAATGGATTATGCGAGAAGGATCCCAATCATCGATTTACCCGTTCCAGGAGGTCCATGAAGATATACTACTGCATGAGGATTATCTTTTCGCGATAAAAGCTGAGAAATGTTTTTAATGATGTGCAATTGAGATGGTCGCGATTTCCATGTTCCACGGATTTTGCGTTCATAAAACCAGGGATTGTTAAAATTTCCATGACGAACAAGTACAACTAATGCATCGGATGAATCAGAAACATGTTCGCGTGAATCAATTGTAAGTTGTTTGAAGGATGCCTCTGTTGCAATGACCCAGATTTTGTATTCATCTCCATACTCGTGGTGTTTTATAGATATCTCCATAAAATACCACCATCCAATGGAATATCCATATCCTTTTCCATTGTCTGTTATGTAACTGGTATGTTTTGCACGAGTTTGGATACGAGTGCACACTTCTCGTTCTGTGATTACATAGAGACGAATCCCTGTGCAACGAATGAGAAGAAAGAAGCATGTCCAAGGAATGTAATTCCAAAGACTATGTAAAAAGGTTAAGACAATTCCACTGTAAAACACTGTGTTAAATGAATCAGACATTCTTGTATAAGCACTAATATATAAAATTAAAAAATGCAATTCAATTTTATAAACTTAATAAAAACAGTTCCAAGTCATGTTGCAATCCAATATAGGTTGGACATATGGGTATATTTGCAGCATCTGTAATCACAGAATAGAATATATTTGCATCTGATTTGTAGACAAGACTATGTTGTACAGACCCTTTGTACATGTAATAAACAGCTAGAATCATTGGATACATCTTTGTGTAAGTAGAGGGACGAAGAATTACATGAGTTGGATGTTCTGATAAATATGTTTCCGCTTCATCGCGATTCAATTCTTTGTAAAACATTGTTTCATTTTAGAAAAAAGAAACAATACTATGTCAATATTATATACTTTATTTAGAATGTCTACGACGTGTTATATTTCGTCGTCTGCGATTATTACTGTCGCTACCCCATGAACCATTTGAATTATTTGAAGATATATAATGTATTTCAGGACTTGCAGGACGTGCAGGACGTGTTCCTTTTTTTGCACGTCTTTTTTTAGAAGCTTCACTAATATGTGGTGCTGTGCCTCTCATAAGTCGTTCTATTGCAGATGTACGATTGACTGAGGAGGGTGACGTAACAGGTACTGTAGGTGGTTGAACAAGTGTAGGTGGTGGAACAAGTGTAGGTGGTGGAACAAGTGTAGGTGGTGGAACAAGTGTAGGTGGTGGAACAAGTGTAGGTGATATATAACTTTTTAATCTGTCAATAATATTATTTATTACAGTAAGCATATTATGTGCAACCTCTTTCATTCCATTGCTTGCACCAGTATTTTCATTAATTGCATTTTGTAATGTATTTTTGGTTTCTTCTGCTACAGCAAGATCATTAATCTCATTTGGAACTCCATTATTAATTACATTATATAATATATTATTATAAGGTTGTGCAGCAAGTGCAGCGTAAATACGATTACGTGTATCAGTTGCTCTATTTATAGTTTCTTCACTTACAATAGTTTTCAATTTATTAATTCCAATATTAAGAGCCTGTGATAAATTTTGTAGATTATTAAAAATTATTTGATCTATAGAAGTTAAATTCAAAACAACCCTAGGAATGTCGCTACCCATATCTGAAAGAGTATTTAATGCACTTTCTTCTTTCAATATAGCTGGTAACTCAAGTTTTATTGGAGCAGTTGAAGTAGTTACAGCAGTTGAATTAATAAGAGCCTTAATACGTTCAAATTCTATTCTTGCATTCTTAATGAACGGTTCTGTTGCTCCCATGATTGTTTGCATAAGAATTGTAAGATGAAAGGTTGTTGCAATCCCTATTGCATTATCCATATCAGTTATTGGATTCATAACACTTTGTGATATATTTATTTGATCTTGTAATATAGTATTTGGTCTGCTTGGTGGTTCAGAAGGGGGAACAGGAAGTATTAAGCCTTGAAGACGTGTCTGTTGTGCAATTGCGTTATTATATATATCACCATTTGTTAGCTTTGAAGATTTAATTGCAGCAGTAAGAGCTTCTAATGCAGCAGATGCATCTGCGGGATCTGTCACAGTTGTTGCTTCACGGATTGCTTCTCCAAGTTGCATCCTGACAGCTAGCTCACCTAATACTTTGTTTGCTTTGTCCACATTTGGTGCAGATTCGTTAACAAATATTGCACTTTCTAAATTATGATATGCAATACGTGCTTCAATAAGTGCTTCTTCACTAGTTATATCAGCAGCATTAATTGATTGTGCGGTAGTTATGAGACTTGGATCGATCTGTGTACTAGTAGCAACGGGAGACGGGCATGTAACTTTCTCAATATTATTAATAACTGGAGACGCTGTTAACCGATGTTCGTCTTCATCCCATCCAGATCCATTCCATACTTTATAATAAAAATCTAATTCTTCTGGATCTATAGCAGAATTATTTCGGACCTGTATTATTTTATTAATGTTATCTGATGCAGATTTAATTATGAAACAATCGGCATTCTGAATTATATTTCCTTCAGAATCCTTCTGTTCAATATTTAAATCTAATGTAGTTCCATCCATTTTTTGTAAACGTATTGATGTATGTAATCTATCTGTCCATCTAATAGAATTGACAATACCGCTACTAAGTGGGGGAGGATCACTCGAACTATGACTAGGATCATGTGAAAGACTGTGAATGACACTGCCATCACTTGAACTACTGTAAGTGCTTGCAGAAGTGCTTGCAGAAGTGCTTGCAGAAATACTTGTAGAAGTGCTTGCAGAATCACAGTCACCACCCATGAGAATACGTCCAGAATATTTTTTAAATCCAGATGGTAAATTGGAATTTAATGTTAAATTACATAATGTATAATTTGACATCTCTATTTATCTCAATTTAAAAAATTTACATATATTGTACATACATAGATGTATGTACAAGATATGTAAATGAAATACTGTGTTATGAAGAAAGACCGGATTCTATCTGTAACGGCGACTTGCTTTACGATTTCTGCGATAGGAGGTGCGGTGTTTTCGTGTGGCGCGACGGGGTGATCGTCTGCCGCCCCCGCTAGTGTTTTCAATCTTCATAAAATTAGCTACTGACCCTTTGATGTTGGCTGCAGCTTTTAATAAATTTAGATTTGAATCACTGTTCAGATCAGTTCCATATGCGGTCTTATAACCAGCCGCAATCTCCTTCATATCTGGAGACGGCATCATCCCTTCTTTAAAGTAGGGGGGGGAAGACTTATTTAATGCATATAGAAACTTATGTATGCTATTTAGTTTAATTACTAATGCAAATGCATTTGAAATATTAACTCCTGGTCTTGTATTACTAGTTATGGCTTTATTAAGAGTATCTAAACTTAATTTTATATTATCTATTTTAATCTTCGGATCAAGAGATGATGCCGCAGTCTTAACAGCCGCATCAAGATCAGTTGAACCAGTTGTGGGATTTGTAGGATCATATGCACTTGTTGTGAATCCACCACCACCACCACCACCAAGAGCAGGAGGAGTAATAGTAGAACCACCACCACTAGCACCACCAGGAGGAGGAGGAGGTCGAAGTCGAATACCAGTAGTAATTTCACTCAATAAATTTGGTGGTCGTATTCCTGGTGGTGGTGCTAGTGGTGGTGGTGTTCCTAGTGGTAGTGTTTCTGGTGGTGCTAGTGGTGTTCGTGGTGGTGGAACACTAGAAGCAGAAATACCTTTAAGACGAGTCAATTCCTCAGCCGCACGGTTATATACAGAATTACCAGTAGTCAACCCCGAAGTACGTATTGCAGATTCAAGAGCAAATATAGCATCAGTTGTGGGAGCTACTGTAACAAGTGTTGCTGCAGCAATCGCCGTATTAAGTGCAGCTTCAGCATCAGCAGTAGCAGGAGGAGGGGGGGGAGGAGGAGGAGGGGGAGGAAGTGGAAGAAGAGAAGGAGGAGCAGGAGGACGACCACCACCACCACCACCACCACCACCAGGAGTAGTAGGAACACTAGAACTACTACCACCGCAATCACCACCTACTCGAATATCTCCACTAAAAGATCTTACTCCGCTACTAGTACTAGGATTAATCTGTAAATTGCAAATCGTATACGTTGAACCAGATGGAGGTGCACCTCCACCTCCACCTGCACCTCCACCTGGATCTGATGATAACACTGAATATGTAGACATAATTATCTCTACTCAATCCATTGAAAAAATTAATGAGCTAATTTCACCCATCCTATGCACAGCACAAGAAATCCAATCACGTAGATCCATGTGCGAGACGGACGGCGTGCTTTCACAAGCTCTGGAGCAAGATATACGGAAGGGGGATACATGGTACCACCTTGTAGAAAAGATTGAGGTCCATAAAACTTACAGCCGTGTTCTGACACCGGGCATACACAATGAAATCCAGTACACTCACGTTGCATCGTATATTTTATAGGATAGATAAAACTATGATTTATTTATCATTTTTTATGTGAGTTTTTCTTCCATACATAATAGGGACGAAGTGCTCCTTCTCCTTCATAATAAAAAACACCTTCATACTCCAATACAGGAAGAATGGTTGCAACATGTTGAAGCATCTTTTCTGCATCCGCTTTTTCAATGTACAATACTAGATGCCCCTTCACCAATAAATGATCCACACAAAATCGGAAGAAGGGATCCAAAAACTCTTCATAAAAGTGATCCAAGGATTTCCATTCTGTGGCACCTTTATAGACTTCGTACATGTTAAAGGGAGGTGACGTAAACACTAAATCATACTTTTTTGTTTTCAAGGTAGCATTCTGAAACCGGGAAAAGATCATATCTACCTTTGTATTTGATGGATAGGCTTTCAAAATTCGTTTATATGCTTCCACTAGTTCTGGATTACTATCAATGCCAGTATAGGCATCGATTTTAGACAGTAATGCAATACGTAAGCGATCACCCCATCCAGAGGTAGGATCTAACCATCGTTTTGGTTTGAATAAATCAATAACAGCTAATCCTGCTGGTGCATGGTAAAGTCCACATTCTCCTACTTTCTTTCGTGCTACTTTTAATGTGACACGATGACGTTTTGCATATTCCAAAGGACTATACTTACTTCCATCTCGTCTACAGTTCATGCGAGCTTGAAACGAATATTTATTGGTTTCATCAATTAATTTCCAATCCTTGGAGCGTTTGAAGACTAAATGCTTTCCTCGAAACAATCCTAACTCAGGATATTTCTTCTTATATTTTTCAATCTCTGATTCTGTCATCGGCGTAGCAGCCATTCTAACTATAGTAGAGAAAATCTCCAGTATAGTTATAATTATAAAGTATTCACTATCGAATCACATTTTGTGCCGGATGTGTATCAATCTTCAAATCAATTCGTTCTTCTACAATCTGTAATGTTAAATCACTATCGCAATCTGTATTTACAACCGGTCGACCCATTTTATCCACCAATTGAAAACTAAACGTATCAAACTTATTGGCAGCAGGACTAAACTCTTTTGGCATTTGCACTGCTGTTCGCGAAATGGATCCAAAATCATTCAACAAGATCTTGGCAAAGTACCGCTGATTCTGTCCCATGGCATCACGGGTCAATGATAAGTTTTCAGGTTCTGTTACACTAATTCCATTCATATTATACGATTCATTTAATTGCAAATAGAGATAATCTGCAACAATGCGAATGAAGGTTTCACTGGTTTGACTCACAGCAAATGATGTATCTTTTTTAGCAAATCCTAAATTCCATCCAAGACCCCATTCATCCACAGCTGTATTATACGGTGTCACCAAGGTGGTACTGAAGGGTAATGAAAATGTGAGTGGATCTGTGTATCGTGCTCTTGTAATAAACTGAGGAGGTAATACACCATTGTAAGAAGTGGAAATATAGTTTCCCAACTGCATATTTGCTTCTGCATAGATTCCAATAATGGTTGAAAAATTTGCAAAGTTAGCATTAAAAAATCCAATATAACTGGATAATGCGGTTGAAAAGTTATAGAAAGAAAAGGTAACACCAGGATAACCACTTGCAGCATTTACTCCAAATGAAATAGTTCCTACTGAAAATAGTTTATCAAATGTAATCAGGGAATCTGCATAATCAAAGCTAAAATAATTCCCAATTGATGAATTATAGCGAATCGAGTTATTTTTATTTAATAAGTTCTGATAGGTATATGTGGATTGGTTGATTATTGCCGTGTTAGAAGTGACAAAGGAGTACGCAGCAGTTGGTCCAATTGGAACATATCTAGACAATGAACTGATCTCATTTAATAATTCGTTTATTTGTACTGTTCCAAAATCTGTGTAATTTTTACCAATCACACGTAATCCCGTTGTAAATTGGACAGTCGGTACTTGCCCCCGCACATGTACAGCATATTCACAGGTAGAAGCTTCCAAACTTGATCGAATTGTCAAATCTGGTAAAAAAGATAAATAATTGTATCCACTATTATCATCTCTTGCGGTATAGTTATCTGCTTTTTCAGCTCCATACACATAATATCCAGTTGTAGGTATATAAATATCATCAAGATCTTTTCCAGCAGTTAGATTCTGATAGAAGAACATGCGGGTATCTTGAAGTTCTCCTGATAACCCTGCTACTCCTCCAAATGCATTGATATCATTCTGAGGTTCATATCCGTCATTCATCTGATTAAAACTAATTTTGGCATTCCAATAAACTGGTTTGAAAGAGGTCATACCGGTAGATGCCAGTTTCATTGTACCAGAAGTTGTGGTCCATCCCATAAACCCTGGTGGACCATAATAAGGACTGGCACCAAGGGTAGATGCGGATGGAAGTTGTGGAGTTGTTGTAAAGGTAAGACCAAACCAACTTCCAACAACCCATTTATTAGTACTCCAATAAAAAGGAACCATTGTATAACTATTTGGAATATCTGAAACCCAATTTGAAATTGTAGAATAAGGAGTATTTACCGTAAATCCCACACTTGGAGCTAATCCATAATTACGTTCTATTCCATTATAATTATTAATATTCGGTTCTGTTTTAAAGTATCCTTCATTGGATGTTAAGCTACTCTCATAAGTAGGAACTAAATCCGCTCCTACAAGTGTAGATGTCCAATTATTAGCGGTTCCATACATTGTTATTGTACTCGGTGCCCAAAGAACACGATCAACTGGATTTACCATATATGTATAATATGTCCCCCATTCTGGTTGACGTGTTCGAATAGATGTTTGTGAATATGTATAATTATTTACTTGTGTTACTTTGTTCAAAGAAAGCGTACATATAGAACTTTCAATAACTAATGAACTAATTGAAATAGATGAAATTTGTGCAGTTGGATACACACCAATACGAAGATTTCGACGATTTGGAAGATACCAATCGTCCCAGGATGCAAACTCTGTTTGCACATCTGGATCACAAGATTGTGGAGAATAGAATGAGTTAGTTATTGCAAGACTTGTTTGAGATGGAAATGATGAAGAAGTTGCATATAGTGAATTTCGTGTAATAGGTGTTATTGCCGCTGGAGTTCGAAATGTAGGAGATGTATATCCAAATTTTAATACCACTTCTTGTAAGCTAACAACTTCTCCTGGTGGTAAAAAGAAACTCAGTCCTGATAATCCATTTGAATCATAGGCTCCTGAATTTGTGCTCATGTCTGCCTGCAAATTATAACTAGGATTTACACATGCTTGAAACACTCCTACACCTGATAAAATTGTAGAACAATCAATTAGATAATTTGAATTTCCAAAAGGACGTGGTTTCCAAAAGGATTCTTTTGTATTTGCTGAATTAAACCAATTTACAAGAGTGAACTCATTGCTTGTTCCATTAGCGATCGTAAAACTAGAAGTATTATAGTTTTCACGAATATATGTATTCGCAATTGTATTTGATGTCCCTATTGGAAAAAAGAGATTCCAATTTGTTATTTGAGGATCTGGAGTGGCAGATGCATCACTCAATTTTTGAAAAATATATTGCAATCCATTATATGTTGTTGTTGAAAATGTTGTAATACTATTTGGATCATAAAATATGTTATTTGTTCCTTGCACCATCCAATCCATTAAATTATTCGAAATATTGTAATTATCATATCCTAATTGAAAAAAATCAGTTGCTGTACTAAAAATAGAGGTAAGTGGATCCTGAAATTGAGAATTTATAGGATTTACACGTTCTATTGCAGTGGATGACCATGGAAGTTTTCGAGTATCCAATAGTTGTGCATGTGTGATTGTTGATATAGACATTATATCCGTACTCACTGCAAACACTCGTAATGGTAAATTTCCTGGAAGAGGACTATTTGGAGATGCAGTTGTAACAAGTAAATAACTCGATTCGGCACTTAATGTTTTACATGTAATACTCGCTGAATTTGTATTTTCAAATGTTTCATTTACAAAATAATAATATGGATTTTGTGTATAATTTCCTTGATATATTTGATTTACATCTGCCATAAAGGCAGATCGATCACGATACCATGATAATGTGATTGGAACTGGAAAATTAGCTCCATCCTGTGTTTCAACATAAATATCAATGTTAAAGGTTGCATCTGGCATAACTAACATTTCCGCAGCATTTACTTCAAATAATATATACGGTTGAAAGGATGCTACTTTAATATCATTAATTGAAGGAGGTATTGTTTGTAAAACAGGATTTACTTCATTAACATATAATAACCATTCTGTTCCATTAAAACGCATATAATCAGGCGTTTTGAAAAGGACATGTTGTATAGCGTATATGATATAAGTCGGATTTGTATATTGATCAATTAAAATTGTTCCATCTGTTAAAAAAAGAAAAGGAGTCTCTGAAATTGTAGAACCAAATTTATATATTTCTCCATTGGTACTTGTACGATTTGTGCTATATCGTGGAATAGTCATTAATTGAATGGTTTGTCGCATCTTACTTTGAAAGAGAAGGCGGGCATAGTTAGTAGGTGCAATATCAAAGGGTATATCAAAATATCCATTCTGATGTTCTGAAGCATTCGAAAATTGAATATATCCATTTGCATCCAGATTTATACCCATTCCAATGGTAGAATAAAATGTAACCGTACTGATTCCATCTGTAATTGTGGAATATGTAAATTGTAGATTTGGCCAATGAACAGGTACATCTGGCAATTTCAACGGAAAGGTACTAATCAATACATCTGGAATAAAGTTGGAATCAGTAATCCATCCAACCTTATTTTTTGTGTTATATAATATCATTTCATTATTTGTATTAATAAAGAAATCGCTTGTATAGGTTCCAAAATCAATTCCAAATACATCTGAAAATTGTTTTTGAATAAAATTATAAAACTCTAAGCGAACCTGTTTTAATAATGTATTTGTATTTAAATTTATGGTTAAATCAGCGGATCCATTATATCCATAATCATATGCTAATTGATTCAAAATTATATTATATTGACTTATAATATCTGCGCTAATTGATGTATTAATGTTAGGAGCAGTGATCTGAAATCGACCACTTTGATTATTATAAATACATGTATATTGATTCACTGGAAATTGTAAGAAAGTATTTGCATCATGAAATGATTGAAAGAGCGTAATATTTGGATTACTAGTAGCCGGATCACTCGATAGAAAGGTAATATATCGGTCATTCAACCCTTGAAATCCAAATAAAATATAATCAGTTGGATTTGGATAGAGAGTTGATTCAGGCTGAAGCGTATTATAATAGTCTGTATGTAAATCAAAAGGAATATTTTGCAAAATCATTTGTTTCATGCAAGGATAGTAATAAGCAACAGCACATTGTTGATTTGTAAAATTGGATATACCAAATGTTTCTTGCTGTTGAAAATATTGTGCAGAGATTTGGCTTGTTGTTGTAGCAGTATCGTATTGATTGGTTTGATAGTTAAAAATTTCTCCATTTGGTTGATTGAAAAGAAGATTAAAATTACCAGTAGCTTTAAATTGATTTTTAAAAGCTGTAAAACTAATATTTGCAAAGAGAGGTGTTTTATTTAGAGCACTTTGCAATTCTGATACAAGGGAATCTGAGGTATAGGTTCCTTGACGAATATTGATACTAAATGTTGACCGTCCTGATTCTATCAAAGGAAGTGTGATATTTCCTTTATCTGCTCTAAAATTAAAAAATGAATTTAGAATGGAGATTTCCGTTAAATTAATGGATTTGATATTTCGATAGATACGGGGAAGACGAAGGGTAAAAAACGTTGGATCAGGATAGACAGTACGATCACGGTCTTTACTATTAATAACAATCACAGATGTCTGTTGAGATGTTACTGTATCGGGAGGAGTGGTAGTGGTCGGTTTTTTCAATTCATATTGAGGAGGGGCATAAGGAACATAGGTGAGTGTATCTGGTGGAAGACCAAATTGAACTGGCTTCACTAGTTCTTTACGGTCATCCTCTCCTACATCAAGATCGGAGTCGGTATCTGTATCCGTATCACTGTTGTAGGAGGCGTACATATTTGGTTTCATAAAATTGGACATCTCAATCCCTCTTCTTGGTTCCTCGTAATTTTGAAAGAATCCCTTCCGTGCTAAGATTAGAATGGCAAACCTTACATGGGGACAATCCCCCTATCTATTGAATATTCCTACTGTGAGCAATGTCACTACGTCTGCAACAGGAGCAGGATCCGTTGCTACATTGCAATCGCAAGTAAATGCGATTCTTGGAATGGTAGATACAACCAATAAGAAGATTAATACCAATACCATTAGTAATTTTTCTACGACTCCGATTCAAGTGATCAATTCGATTAACTTTGCAGCCGGAGCGACCGGTACATCTAGTTCCACCATTACCGGCAATTATCTTGTAAAAAGTGGTAATATTTATATTAGCTCTATGGGAGCTGCTATAACCTGTGCCACTGGAAATTTATTTTGTGATGGGCAAGTGTATGCAAATGGAACAGTATGTCCGAGTGATCCAAAGTTGAAAAAAGAGATCACTCCTTATACTTCCATCGAACTTCCTACACCGATTCGATTTACTTGGAAGGATTCTGGTGTGAAGGATATTGGATTTTCAGCAACGGATGTGAAAGCGTGTGTACCGGAAGCAGTCAGTGTGCACCCGAATGGAACTCAAATGGTTGATTATGCAAAACTAGTGGTCACTGCCATTGCCGAGATTCGTGACTTAAAAGCAAAACTTGCAGAGCTTGAAAAAAGAATCTAAACTAATAACCACTTCTTACATATAAAATGAATCTGTTGGATGCTCAAAAACGATTAGCAGAAGACGGAGTAAGCGACCATTATCGCTACTTCATTGATACTTACCGAGTTCATGATTATAAGGAAGACACACTGTTGAAAGAGTATATTGAGTATATTAGTCATGAACCTCTTTTATGGCTACAATCCTTTCCAGCCAAACTGAAAAGCAAACCAGCCTTTAGCAAACCTAAAACAGCTATTTTAAAACTGTTGAAAGATTCCAAGGTTGTAGAACAATTAGGAGCAGAGTATTGTGATAAAGCACATGATTTAATTGATCAAACCTATAAACAACATGGAAATGAGATTGTTGCCAAACGAATGGGGATTGATTCAGTGGTGGTCACTAAAGATGAGGAAGAACGTGTCGAACCTCCTCCGACACAGGTGGTTGGCTCCCATATACACCCAACATTAACCATTGAAGAAGATGTGGAACAGTTAGATTCTGCTAGTTCTACTTCTTCCATGGCAGAAGAGCTTCGAGAGATTCAACAAAAATATCGCGTTGTGAAAAAAGCATACGAAACATTATTAAAAGCAACCCTTCCCGAAGGGCAATATCATTCCGTGCAACTTATGTTGAATCTTTTATAAATATCTTTCTCCAGGATATAAGATGTTCTTTCCACTCATGAGTCTGGCGATTGCTGCGTTGTTCTTTGCGCTCACTCCTGGTGTTCTTCTGTCTCTTCCCCCTAAGGGAGGAAAGCTGGTCGTGGCTGCCACTCATGCGATTGTCTTTGCCTTTGTGTTCCACCTAGCTCAC